ATTTGATGAACCTTGTTTTGGACATTATCAACAAGAATGGGATGATGACGAAATAAATGAATTAGAGCCAAGTTTACATATGATTTTTTCAAAACAACATCAACATGCTTTTCAATCATGCACAGCTCCAACATTTTCCCAATCATTTAGATGGTTTAGAGAGAAATATGGTTTATCACATACTATTCATTTAAAAATGTCATATAATAAAAGAAAAATTTGGTATAATATAAATGAACTAGATAATAGATTAATAAAGAGTAAATTTTTTAAAGATTATCCAAGAGGGTTTTTCAAAACATACGAAGAAGCAGAGTTAGAATGTTTAAAGAAACTAATAGAAATTGTTAAACAAAAATAAAAATGGTTATGAATTTAGAAATGATTCCTTGTATAAGATGTGGTAATGATATGCCAAAACTTAGATTAGATAAGTATGGCTATGATTTTTGTGTACACTGTTCTGATGTAAAGCCTAAGGTAGGTAGAGTTAGGGTAGTTGGAGAAGGAGATTACACCGCAACAGAATTAGATGTTTTAGAACAAGACACAGCTAAGAAACTTCAGGAGATGGAAAATACATCCAGAGGAGTTAGAAATGTTCCTTTGGAGATTTTAAATTACGATGAAGATGAAGTGACAGATGATATTAAAGCACTTGTAGCAGTTGTAGATAAAGCTCTAGACGATGAACTGGAGCAAGAAATCGTAGAAGAAGAAGAAGTAGAAGAAGTAGAAGAGGTAGAAGAAGTTGATTTAGAAGACGAAGACGAATAGATGCCAAAAGCTAAATTTTTATCTAAAGAAGATTGTTTAAGAGCGATGCAGAACTCTAAGAGTAATAGAGGAGCTGCTCGCTTTCTCAGATGTAGCTTTCCTCATTACAAAAAGTTTGCAAAGACCTATACAAATGATGAGGGAGTTTCTCTGTGGGAAGTTCACAAGAATATGTCCGGGGTTGGTATTCCTAAATTTATTTCTAATAAAGGAAAACAAGCACCTCTGAAAGACCTTATAGAAGGGAGGCTTGCTGTAGAGAGTTTTGAACCAGCCAAAATCAAACAACGACTAATATTTGAAGGGTATTTAAAGGAGGAATGCAGTAGATGTGGTTTTCATGAACCTAGAATTGTAGACCAGAAAGTACCTCTTATTCTTCAGTTTAAAGATAGAAATAAGAAGAATTATGAACTAACTAACATAGAACTTATGTGCTATAATTGCTCCTTCTTATATTCAGTATCTCCTATCACCGACAAACAAGTCCTTGCTATGGAGGATTACGTAGACAAGCAAGGAGGAGAGCCAAGTTGGGAATTAGATGAGCACCATTTAGAATATCTAAAAGAACTAGGAATATGGGAGGAAGAAGAAGATCCTACAGATGGAAAAAATTACATCTCAGAGAATTATAAAGGGTATGGCAAAGAAGAAATCTAAGCTTACCAGGCAGCAGATTGTTGCCAATCAACTGGTCAAACAGCATGAAAAGAATGAAAAGCTAAAGGAGAAAAATATAAGTACAGATTTTTTTAAATTATTTAAAAAATAGTTGTTTATATAACTCTTTATTCATATATTTAGGTATAGAAATTAAGAAAAGGTTATGGCAGAAAAAACTGGACTTACAGTAAAAAAACTTTACGACTTTAATACCTCAGGAGTATTAGAAGTATGTATCAAAGGTAATTGGTACAGAGTAACTTCAAACGAATTCAGATCATTTGACGGAAATAGAAGAATAACTGAGCCTATCAAACAACCAGGCCTGGGAGACAGTATGTTTAATGTTCCTATGCATACATACGAATATAATGGTCCGGTTTATATTCTAGGAACAAATACAGAAGTAATTAGAATGGATACAGAAACTATTACAACAAATCCAGAAATGCCAGTAAATCAAAAATCATTAGCAAATAGCAATCGTATATGAGAAGATTACAGATAGAATCGTTACAAGAATTAGAAGAGATCTTCAGAGAGAAGTCAGTTAATATGACAAACAATATCAAGGAAGGTATTGAAGAAGCTATGAAAAATAAAAAGAAGACAGCTCTCTTATTTGAAATAGAAATGGAAGGATTGGAAAATATCTTTGAAATCTCTCTTACATCTAAAGAATGGGTGACAGCTTTAGAGAATTGTCTGAAGCATTACAGTGAATGGGAGATGTCAGATGAAGCTATTGATACGTATTTGTTGATTAAAAAATTAAAAGAGAAAAAATTATGAGTAATTTAGTAAAAACATTTACATGTGAATTGACTGGAATCAAGACAACATATACTTACAGAAAGGATAGTGTTGTGAGCGGCATAGAAAAAGTAGAGTTCGAATATCCTAAAGAATACTTAGAAGAATTCGCTAAAAAGGAAAAATATCAAAAGAATCTTCCGAAAACAAAACAAAAATTTCTAAATCCTAAAACAGGTAAAGAAGTAAGTTATTTCAGAGCTAAAGCATTAGGATTAGTAAAATAGAGATATACTAAATAGTATGGTAGGTATTTATAAAATAACGAGTCCAACAGGAAGAGTTTATATTGGACAAGCGATTGATATACATGTAAGATGGGAAAAGAATTACAAAAAACTGCAGTGTAAAAAGCAGCCTAGACTTTATAACTCCCTATTGAAATATAGTTTCTCTCAACATATCTTCGAGGTAGTAGAAGAATGTAAAGTAGAGGAGTTAAATGAAAGAGAGAGATATTGGCAAGACTTCTACGATGTTTTGTCTGAGAAAGGACTGAACTGTAAATTGACCAAAGCAGAGGATAGGTCGGGAAAGTGGTCAGAAAGAGTAAAAGAAAAAATAGGGAAAGCAAGAAAGGGTAAGATGCATACAGAAGATACGAAGCAACAGATGAGAGAGGTAAGAAAAGGTATCTTAAAAACTGAAAAACATAAACAAGCTATTAGCGCCAGTGCTAAGGGAAAATCTAAGTCTGTAGAACATTTACAGAAAATAGGAGATGCTAATAGAGGGAGAAAAGTTACTGAAGAATTCCGATATAAAATGTCTTCTATTAGTAGCAAGTATAGAAATATAGGTCAGTATGATTTTGAAGGAAATCTACTACACATATACACTACAACTTCAGAAGCCAGTAAGCAAGGGTTTAGAAGACAGGGGATAGTAGAGTGTTTAAAAGGTATTCAGAGATCCCATAAAGGATTTATTTGGAAAGAATGTATGTAAAATAATTTAAAAAAAGTTTGTGAATTAGTTGCTTTTCTGAATTTAAGTTACTATCTTTAGGTATAGATAATCAATTAAAAATAAAAGTTATGTTAATGAGATTTCAAACAGGTTTAGCAGATTCTTACCTTACAAAAGAACAAATCAAAGAAGTATGTCCAGTAGCATTTAAAACGGCTCCTACAAGTAATAAAGTGAGTTCAAAATATGCTATGGTAAATACTGAGACAGTTATCGATGACTTAAAAGAGTTAGGATGGCTTCCAGTACAAGCAGCTCAGAGAAGATCAAGAGGAAAAGAAACAATCTTCTCAAAACATATGATCTCTTTTCAGAATCCAGAGATCAAAATCAAAGGTAAAAATGGTGATGACGCTTATCCTAGAATCATCTTAACAAACTCTCACGATGGATTTAATTCATTTCAATTTAGAGTAGGAATCTTTAGATTAGTATGCTCAAATGGATTAGTAGTAGCAGATGAAAACTTCTCATCTTTTAAAATCCGCCACACAGGATATACTTTTGAAGAATTAAGAACTATCATGAATCAAGTGGTAGAAGATCTTCCAAATAAAATTCAAGTATTAAATAGAATGCAAGCAAAGATTCTTTCACCAGAAGAAATGAGAGAGTTAGCTATTAAAGCAATGCAAATCAGAACTGAGAAATTAGATGCTGAGTTTGATGATGCTTCGATTGTCGATATTTTAACTCCTACTAGAAAAGAAGATGAAAGAGAGGATCTTTGGACAGTATTTAATATTCTTCAGGAGAAAATTACTCAAGGAGGATATTCAGCAGCTTTGAAAGGAGCTAAAGTAAGAAAAGTTAGAAAGATTAAATCTTTTGAGAAAGATTTGAGAGTAAATCAAGAGCTATTCAAATTAGCTTCAGAAATGGTAGCTTAATGAATAAAGAACAGTATATACAGATGAGAAGAACAGGTCAATATGACTTTGGCCTGTTCTATCAATACTACTTACAAGAAAGAAACAGTAGTTATATTATTCCTTTTGAAATATTTGTACAAGCCTTCAGAATGTATTTTCAAATAAATAGAGGAGCAGTAGTAGAATTCTTAGATAAAAAATTCGAAGTACAGAAGATAGAGGATCAACAAGGAAATTTATTATATATAAATTAAAACATAATGACAAAAGCAGCAGAGAAATCAAAAAATTATTTTCAAGTAATATTGAAAAATGGAAAAACACACCCTAAGCTTTACAAATCGCCGTTAAGAGCTTTAAAAGAGGTAGGATCGGAGAATATTAAAATGTTGAGAGAAGTCTTAGCCGAGCAAGTAAATGCAAAATATGCCGACATAGATGCAATTTCAGGAACAAAAGAAAACGAATTATAATTATGGAAAAAGTAGGAATAGTATTAACAGCATTTGGAATGCTAGTTGTAGTAGCAATTCTATTGGCATGGCCAACACAATGGCTTTGGAATAACGCTTTAGTAGGAGCAGCAGATGGATTCAATCCAATTGGCTTTTGGCAAGCATTAGGAATTAATATCCTATGTGGAATTTTATTTAGAAACAATGATTCAAGTAAGTAATGAAGGCAGTAATTAAAGTTTTAGCAGGATTATTAATAGGATTTGGATTACTACAATTAACAGACCTAGCATTTTACTTAATGAATCAACCAGATACCTTTATATTCAATTTAGGTATTGTAGTATTAGCTATAGTAGGTGTAGCATTTGCCTATTTAGGATTATATTTAATGAATGTGTTGAAGCCTGAACAAGTGAAACATGAAGTTAAACAAGAAAAGCAAGAAGAGATATGATAATACTAGCAGTATTAACAGCATTTATTCTAGTATATTCTGCAGCAATAATGTTATTTTTATCAGACAATAATGGGGTACTTGAGGAGCAAATCTTAAAGGATTATTTAGATACTCTAGGAGATGATTATGAAATACGTACATCAGAATATCATACTAGAATTTACCCTAAAATATCAAGTAATGTATGTAGAAATATTGAAATATCTCCTAGAGGTGTTAGCTGGATATTTCCATACTATATAGAAGATATAGGAGTGATACCATTTTGGAGTAAATCAAAAACTAGAATTGATATTATGTTTACTAATGTTCCTAAAAGAAACTGGAAAAGAGAAAGATTAGGTCTAGATTAGTTGGCTCTTAAAAATATATTTCGTATATTTAGGTATAAATTTAAAAATAAAATGTCAGAACAAGAACAAAAAAGAATGTGGGAAATTGACCTAAAAGCTCAATTAGGCGATAAAATTACAGATGAAGAACGAGAGTTTTTCAATGCTAACTACAAAAAAATGAGAGAGCAAATGGAAGATAATTGGACACATTGGGAATTTCATAGCGGTCGTCTTTAGGGTTACCGCTAACGTTCTATAGCTTGCACGACGTTGCGTGCCTAAACACAGACGAACATAAAAATTAATAAACTTTAAAAATAAAAGTTGGCTCTTAAAAATATATTTCGTATATTTAGGTATAATATTTAATTAATAAGTTATGAGTAAATACAGATTCAAAACAAAAGAAGAATTTATTCGAGATGGATTATGGAGTGAAAATTATCCTTATTTATGGAATGCTAGTGGAAAAATGAATAATTATCTAGGTCAAGATATTCCTGAAGAGTTTAATGATAAATGTGATAAGGGGGTTGGATTTAATTATGAAGGTTGGATTTTTAGTTCTAATAATTACGTATTAAAAGAAACTCCTGTAGACATGAAAGCTATTCAAGAAGAAGCTAAAAAAAGATTTCCTATTGGTTGTAGCTTTAAAAATACTGGTGGAGATGGACCTTTTACATTAAAAAAAGATGATGTTGTTTATGAAATTCGTGGAACAAATATATGGGCACATAATGGTTGTGGATGTCTTTATAAAGATGGTAAATGGGCAGAATTAATATCTCTTCCTGAACCAGTTTCTATAAATGAGTTTAAAGAAGGGGATTATATTGTTACATTAAATGTTGAATCTGGAGAATGGAATTGTGCTAGAAATAATTATTGTTTTAAACAAAGAGTAGATAATAAAGGAATATACCCAGTAGTAGACTTAGGAGGATCTAAAACTAATGGGCATGATATTATGTCTTTTAATAAAAAAAAATATTTAAAAGATTGGAGATATGCTACACCTGAAGAAATAGCTGAATATGATAGAATAGGTAAGCCTTATGATGTAACAACATTACAGAAGAAAGAAGAATATATTCCTCAAATAGGAGATTATGTT